GCATTAGCTCCTGCTCCGCCACCACCTGTTCCTCCGGCTCCTCCTGGATTTGGATTACCTGCACAGTTTTGCCATGATCCTGCTCCACCACCTCCTGCATAAATTCCTGAACTTGGTATTGGTGATGAAAATGATGGAGATATATTTAATCCTGCTCCTCCTGCTCCACCTTTATAACTAGTTGGTGTTGATCCACCAGGTGAAGGTGTTCCTACTCCTCCTGCTCCACCTGCTCCTCCAGATGCTCTACAAGCATTAGTTCCTGCTGCATTTGATTGAGGTGCTCCTGATGCTCCTGATAGTTCATTACCTGGATAATGTGCTGGTGCTCCTGCTACAGTTATCAAAGAACTAAAACTAGTAGTACTTCCTGCTCCTCCTGCTGTGCAAGGACCTCCTGTTGGACCTCCTGTAGTTCCTCCCGCTCCTCCTGCTCCTATTGTAATTGGATATGATGTTGCTGCACAAACTGAAACACAAGAAATTAAAATTCCACTACCACCACCTGCTCCACCACCTCTTGAAACGTTACCAGCATTACCACCTGCTCCTCCACCTATAGCTGCTATTGTAGTTAATCTAGTTCCTGGTTGTGTGGTTAAGGTAGTTGAACCTGTAGCAATAGTCTGTGTACACTTTCCAAACGATGTTGGATTTAATGCTCCGATAATACCGCCATTGGATTTGGCCATAGGTCACTTACTCCTGTTTAAAAATTCTTTAACTTAATTGCCTGTAGCAATCCAAGATGAAGTGTCAGGTGACCAAGCGAATGAATTTTGTTGATCGTCTTTACCAATCCATCTCTTTCCAGCTTCATCCCAAGAAATAAAGTATCTTACGTTATCTCCATAAGTTGTAACTGTTGGATATGCAACTGGGGCTTGCCAGTCGTCATTAGAGTCTAGCGACCAAGATGCGAATGGTTGTGGTGCAATAAATTTATTTTTTGTGGAATCAAACGTGTAACCAATTCCAGCATATTGTTTTCTGAAATTATTGTTATAAGAAGTTTGAACCCATCTAGATCCTGTTGTGAAAGGAACGATTTTTTTAACCGCTTCTTCAGCTCCAGCAGATTGATCACCGCCATTTGCGTTTACGTCATTGTTATCAATAACAACAACTCTTAATACTAAACCGTAACTGTTTACTTCTGCAAAATGTGCCATATTTTTTACTCCTTATTCATAGTTATAATATATTTAAGCTGATGTTGCAACAGTCAATGTACCAGAAACTGTAAATGTTGCAATTCCATCGCCATTTGGTGCTGTTGATTTAACGTTAGTTCCTGGTGCTAAAGATACAGCTCCTGCTACAGAACCTGGATATCTTACAATAACGATTCCTGAACCTCCTGATGCTCCTACTAATGTTGCTGGAACACCTCCTCCACCTCCACCTCCACCACCTGTGTTAACTGTTCCTGCTGTTGCTAAAGTAGAAGGATTTCCACCTCCAGTTCCACCACCACCTATTCCACCAGATGCACCTGGTGCAGAGTTACAATTACCACCACCTCCACCACCTGCATAAAATACGGGTGAGCCTGAAATATTATTTTCTAATCCTGCTCCGCCTTTTCCTCTATTAGTTGGGCTTGGATTTCCATTTCCTTGTTCTCCAACAGCTCCAGCTCCACCTCCTCCTCCAGCTATACCTCCATCATTTGTAGTATTTGGTCCACCTGAGTTTCCTTGCGGTGGACTTACTGGTGGTGTATTTCCTGATCCACCTGTTGCTGATGTACAATTTCTTGCACCTCCACCTGATCCTCCATTTGCTCCAGGGTGACTTGCTCCAGATCCACCACCTCCTCCACCTGCTGATGTAATTGTTGAAAATGTTGAAGGATTTCCTGATGTTCCTTTAACTGGTGTAGTAGACGCTCCTGCTCCACCTCCTCCTACTGTAATTGGATAAGATGTTCCTACTGCTAAAGATAATTTTGTTCCACCTGGAAAAGATGAACGATAACCACCGGCTCCTCCTCCACCAGCTCTATCAGCACCACCTCCAGCTCCTCCAGCTACTACTAAATAATCTGCGCTAAACGGCGACACTGGAACTGAAACCCATTGTCCAGCTTTCTTGTAATTATATGCGTCATTAATTGACCAGACTCCTGAAGCTTTATCTAATTCTTTAACTATAACTATACCTGAACCTCCGGCTCCGCCTGCTGCATTAGATCCTACACTTGGTGTTCCACCTCCTCCTCCGCCACCTGTATTAGTTGTTCCTGGATTTCCTGTTAGTGTGCCAGTTGGTCCACCTGCTCCACCTCCTCCAGTTCCTCCAGCACCTACTACTGGAGCACCAGCTGGTGCATAAATTCCTGAACCTCCACCTCCTGCATAAATTCCTGAATTAGGCGTTCCTGGATAACAAGCAGAAATATTTGTTCCTGCTCCACCATTACCTGCTTGTGTTGGTGTTCCAGCTGTACCAACAGCAGAAGCTCCACCTCCACCTCCACCAACAAAAAAATTTGGTGAGTTAGAAGCTCCACCATCATTACCTTGTGGTGGACTTACTGGCGGAGTATTACCTGTTCCACCTGCAGTTCCTGCACCACCTGCACCACCTCCTCCACCTGAACCTCCTGGTCTACCGGTATATGGTGATCCCCAAGCTCCACCTCCTCCGCCTCCTCCATTAGAAGTAATTGGATTTGATGTAAAACCTGCTACAGAATTTGAACCAGTTGCACCAAAACTTACTCCTGGAGAAATAGGTCCTGCTGCACCTCCTCCCCCAACTGTTAAAGGATAGGATGTTGCTCCACAAACTGAAATATTTGAAATGTTTCTTAAACCACCTGCTCCACCACCACCTGTTCCAGCGTTATTAGTTGTACCGCTTCCTCCACCACCTCCTCCTGCTACAACTGCAACAGAAACTAATCTAGTTCCAGGTTGTGTTGTAATAGTAGTTGAAGCTGTCGCAATAGTTTGCGTACATTTTCCAAATGATGTTACTATATTTGGTCCGATAATTCCGCCATTTGCCATAGCCCGAACCTCCGATTAACTTATATCTTCGTAACTAATAACTAGATCTATAGATGAACTTGCACTAGCACTACCCACTAATGATTGATTCTCTAATAAGTAAAAAGTATTATTTTTATCTATGATAGATAATGTTGCGCTTGATGGTACAGAAATATTATTTGCCATTTCAAATGTTGTTCCACCACCACTTGCTGATGTGTTAAGACCGAATATGACATTCGTTGCTGCTGAAGTTATGTTTGCAGCTAAAACTGATTCTACTTTTAAAACTTTCCCCGATCCTGTAGCGTTGACTAATAATACTGTGTTCGCAGTTGTTGACATGCTGATACCAGTTGTTTGACCGTAGATCGCTGTTACTGCTACTATATTTGGATTTGCCATATTTTATCTCCTTGTTAATTATTATCCGAAAACTAATGCAAATGCAATAGACTTTCCAGCTGAAATTCCAGTATTTGCTTGGAAAGACGGCGTAGAAGTACTTCCGTTAGATGTTAATATAAAGCCTGCAGTAGTATTAGTAATACCACCAAAAGCACCATTATTATTAAATTGAACTTGTGTATTTGATCCACCTGGTGAATTAACTTGATCTGTAAAAGCTGTAGCAACTGAAGTTGTAGCAGCATCTACGAATAAATAAGTTTTAGAACCTGTTGCGATAGATACAGTTGTAGAACCTCCTGAAGAGATTGTAGCTGTTCCACCTGAATTGTTTACGATGATATAATCTTTATCAATATTAGGAACTGTAATTGTAACTGTAGTTGCAGATAAAGCACCATTTAAAATAATAACTTTATTTCTTCCTGCTTCGTCAGTGTATGTTGTTGAAGATGAATTTGTTGTGAATGCTAAAGTTGTACTACCTGTAATTGAAAGTGTATAGACACCTGCAATCGCTGCATCAATTTCTTGTAGGTTAACGTTTGTAATGGCTCCCCATGTTCCGGAGTTTTCGCCAGTTGCTTGTAAGTTTAAACCTAAATTACTAAATGTACTTGCCATATTAAATTCTCCATATCACTTTTAATTGGTTATATCAACCCAGTTTTGTCCTGTCGTTGGGTTTATAGCAGACCAGCTTTGACCTGTTGTTGGGTTTATTATCACCCAGCCATATATAGTAGGATTTCCGGACCTTAAAGTCAATTGATTTGATGTAGGTATAATAACTTGATCTGTTGAAATTATTACATTTCCAACGCCTAAAGTTACCTGACTTCCAGTTACATAGTATCTTGATTCTATATTAACATTACCAACACTGATACTTACACTTGATCCAGTAGCTGTAGTTCTAGAACCTAATGATAACGTAGGGGTTCCAGTTTCAATATTAACTTGATTTCCATCTACATCAATATTTGAATCTGTAATTATAGTAGGAGTTCCTGATAATAAATTAACACTTGATCCTGTAACATCTACAATAGTAGGTAAAGCGATTGTAACTTGACCTGTTCCAATTTGAATACTTGAACCAGTTGCTGTAATTATATTATCTAAACTAAATGAAACAGTTCCAGTTTGTAAATCTAATTCTTGACCAACAACTGCATCAGTTACAGTTCCACCTGCAATAATATTTGGATTCTGTACTAGTAAATCTAATAAATTTGTAGTTACATTTGTATTGGATTTACCAATAATAGTTGCATCACCAATAGTTAAACTTAAACCATTTCCAGTTACTTCAACAACTGCTTTACCAGAAAATTCTATTGTTCCTGTTTGTAATTGTAAATCATTTCCAACTAAAGATACTTCAGCTCTAGCTGATACTAATACTGTTCCTGAATTTAATGATAATGCTGGATAAGGTACTGATTCATTCCACGGTCCTTCACCAAAAGATGCTCTACCCCAACCTTGTTGAATACCAACTTCTACAACTACATCAGTAGTCTGTTGACCCCACTCCCCCTGACTCCATGGATATATTCCCCAAGTATTATTAGCCATAATTTTTTATGGCGGACTACTACGATATTCTCAAGATTGCGCTTGTTGAATTCGCTGCTGGGAACTGAATAGTAAAGTCGCCGTTAGTTGAAGTTTTGCTGCCACCAAAATCTAATACAACAACTGCTTTCGCTGATTGAGTTGTGTTATAGATTAAAGCACATGATGCTGTGATAGTTGCTGTAGAAAAAGTTGCGTCAGCAAAATCTACATAAGAAATATTTTGTCCAACTGCAACACCAAGATTTGTAAGAGTTGTTCCACTTGCAGAATATCCTGTACCACTAACTTCATTAGTTACTGTATATGCAGTAGTTCCCGTAGAAGAGAAACCTGTAACAGTTGAATATAATGCTAATCTAAAAACGTTTCCGCCTGGTGTTGAAAAATTATGAACTGCTTCAAAAAGTTCTTCTTTAAAACTATCTGGTACTATATTTGCCATATTAACTCCTTAATTATTTTCCTGGTGGCGGAGAATCTACTACAACTCTAGGCTCGCCGTCAACATATTCGTCTCTTCTTCTTCTACCTGCTTGTTCAACACCAAATGATTCTCTGGCTTGTTGATATGATTGTTCATATACTTGTATCATATTATCAGGACCTTTCAAGTATTTATATGCTTCTACTAAAGAACCGTAAAGAAGTAAATCTTGGGCATAAGTAGATATATAAGTAGTTGAAGTTGCTGAATTTCCAGCAGTTATAGAAGTTCCTTGTGAATAATAAGCAATATTAATTGTATATGTTGTATTAGGAGTCGGTGCTACAAACCATGTAGTTTCATTCCAGTTTGCCCAAACTCTTGGTTTATCATAGTAAGTAGAAGATGCTGGAAAGTTATTAAACTCTGCCATGTAAGAACTATCTTTTTGTTCTAATGTAGTAAATTCTCCATTTGGAGAAATCATTTCAACATATCTAATATTACGAAGTCCTGCTGGAACAGATATAGCTGTAGATCCAGCTGTTGTAACAGCTGATGCATATAATCTAAAAGCATCAATATTTAATTCTCTATAAATTCTATTTTCTGTATTTTGAACAATAACTGAAACTGTAGAATCAGATAATCCATTGCTATCTACTTCTGTGTAGTTTCTAATTTGAGTTACTAATTGTGAATACGTAAGTGCCATAATTTATATTGTCTGTGCTGTTGCAGATCCTCCGCCAATTGTAGTAGTTATTGCACCTGTCCCTGATGCTGCATTAAATCTATAATTGTCTGCATTAACAACTGTTATACTATATCCTATTGATCTTGTTAATACAGATTGTTGAAATCCTGAAGAAGTTAAAAAAGCATTAACTACAGTTAAGTTTTGGAATTTAACAGTATTACCAGTTATTTTTCCATGATTTGGTTGATTTACTGTAAGAGTTGAACTTCCAATAGTTACCTCAAATGCATTATTAGGTAATGCTACAGCTGCAGGTCCAACAGAAACATTTCCACCACCAAAATATCCATTAGCAGTTGCAGTTTCACTAACATTAAAATTATATTGATTAGTGTTAAGTACAGTTATTGAATAACCAACTGTTGTATTTAATACTGCTTGTGTAAATCCATTTGCTGCACTTACACCTGTAAATACAACTTGATTACCAGTTGTCTTTTCATGACCTGGTTCATTAACTAAAATTGTAGAACTTCCAGAAGTTGCAAGTAAAGGATTGTAAGCTAATAACACAACTGATAATGGTTCAGTTCTATCTGGTCTTGCATTCAATAATCCTTGCGGATCATTTCCTGGCACTTTTGGTTCTAATTGAGGCTGCTTTGGTTCGTATTCTGAAGTATGAACAAAAGAACCATTCCACTCGGTAACCATCTCATCATACGGGAAGCGCTGGCCAGATCTATCTGATATGGCATATGCTTTTTTACCTGTAGCAAAAGTTGTCATTATACACCATCTCCATAAAATGTTTTAGGTGATATAAATAATGAAGTTCTTTGTCCATCTTCAGTTAAAGCTCTTTGTAATTCATCTTCATAAATTAATTTTAACATTTCTGTTTTTTCAGGCTTATATGTAATACTTAAATAATAAGCTAATCCTGATGTTAGTGCTGGTAAAAATCTAAATACAACATCTGGTGTATTTGTATAAGCTCCTGCATCTTCAATTCTTGCAAGATAGTAAAATCTTAATTGATAATTGCTTGGTGTACTTGCACTAGAGAATCCAGATCCTGGTGTTTGATACAAGAATATACTTGGTTGATATGTTCTTTGAACATAATATTGAGAAGGTGTTCCTTGTGATAATTTATTTGGTAAAGCTGCATAAGCAGATCTATCTATTTTAGTTAATGAAGTATCTGTTGGTAATGAAGCATTAGGGGAAGTATTATTTCTAATATAAGCCTCTAATACATCATTAATATCATTTGGATAATTTGTAGGATCGCTAGTATAGCTATATTCAGCTTGTCCTAATACTAAAGGGATCGTGGCTAATTTTACTTTCCATAAATGAACACCTCTATTATCCCATTCAGATAATAAAATATTTAAATTTCTTCTTGCTGCTCTTAAATGGAATCCTGATCTAGTTCCTCCAATACCCACACGTCCATAAG